CTGTTGAATCAGAGTCACCGTTAAGATTTATAAAATTAGGAAGATTGTTATCATCATCATAAGCTGTTTCTCCTGCTATATTTGAACTAGTAAAATCTGCAATAGTTTCCCAGTTAGCCGTTTCATAGTCCATTCCTGGGGCTGTAGCATATTCCATTCCAGGGTCATACGCTGGATTAGTCGCATCATCTGATATAAGTGCAAGCTCATATGTATTTAAGGTTTGATATTCGCCTAAAGTATTACCTAAAACTCTACCTTCTAAAACATCGTCTTTAGCTATTTTAACAAAAAACTTTCCATCAAACTGAGGTTTATTTTCTACAACAGCGTCTATTAGTTGCATGTAGTATTTAAAATTAGCATTAGTATCCGCTGTAGCTATAGCTAATTCACTAGCATCAGGTAATTGAGTTAATATACGTTGATACATATTAACATCTCCTGGTGAATAAACCTCTCTAATAGCAACCCCATTAGGAGCTTCACTTATCATTCTAGATATTGTTCTAACTGGACTTTTTGCTTCATATAAATCGCCGTTACTATCCGTAAATTGAGCGACTATTCTAACTTTAGGTATTCCTTTAAATTCTAAATCAGTAGGTACAGCGGTATTAGTTCTTATACTTTTGTAATTTATTAATCTATGAGGTATAGCAGTCGTAACATCTTGAGGTATTGTATTATCATTTGAATCAGCGCCATAAGTATTTATAGGGTCTATTTCAATTAAATCAAACTCTCTTTCTTCTGTTTTTATATAATCTGGAGCATCACCTGATATTGCTAATATTTTATATCTAGCATCTTCATCTACTGCTTTTTGACTACCGTGTTCATTTTTTAATATTAAATAAGTTTCTTCATCAACTTTGTTTCTATCAGCTGAATTAAATGCTAACCAAATATTATCATCACCAGCATCATATGATCTGTCTAATACTAAATTATAATATTCATTAGACGTTTCTTTAACATAATACTTAACGTAATCCATCCACGGCATTTGAGTTGGATCAGAATCAGTCCAACTTTGTTCTATTTTAAACTTATTTGAAAAACTAGATAAACTTTTTAATACCTTAGACGTGCCTGGCATAATTTGACCATCTTCAGTTCTATATCCACTAGATATAACTGGTGTTTCTCTACCATATTTATCACCAAATACTACACCAAATTGGTAATTCCTAAGAGACTTAACAGATTTCAATGCATTTGGAAATAATCCTTTTTTTGAAATAACTGATTGTAATAATCCTATATTAGCCGGTATATTATAACCTTGAGTGTAATTACCATAAACAACTCTATTGCTAACTAAAGTTTGAGATCTTGCATATCTAGGTACATTATCCCAAGCTCTAAGTATTTGATTTGCTTCAACTACTTTATGAATCATTTCTGACGTTAAAGTAAATTGTCCAGTGTTATCTAAATCAGTATTTTGAGACATATCTTTCCACTCAGTATCAACGTTTCTTTTAATACTTTTAACTATATAAACATTTGCGTCATCTGTTGTTTTCCATAATATGTCGATAGTTTTTACATCAAGCGGTCTAGTATAATTAGAAGGCAACCAATCCCTAACAATTATAGATCTAACGGTATTAGACATAC